GCAAAAATCTACTCAACACTAAATGAAACATTACGCAGAGGTGGTGTATACAAAAATGGTGCCTGCGTGTGCCATATTGATCTTGACCACGATGACATTATGGAGTTTATCCAAACCCCCAGGCATGAACTCCCATGGATCAAACGCTGTGTCAATATCAATCCCGAAATGTGGGACAATGCAAGCAGAGAACTTAAAGAGGCTTTGCTATACGGAATTAAGAGCGGAGACATCTGGCTCTGTAAAATAAGGTACGATAAAAACAATGAAAGAATCTACGGTAACGTTTGCCTTGAAGTATTTTTGCCCTCACGTGGAACCTGCTTGCTCCAACATGTCAATCTCGGTGCCTGTGAAATCGAAGACATCCCAACGGCTTTCTATCGAGGCATGTCCGAACTGTGCGATCTCCATGGCAGAACAGGTATTGGAGAATCTGGAGAATACTTATCACCGGAAACAGACAGACAGGTTGGACTGGGAATGCTCGGACTCGCCAACCTCTTACGAAGGCACGGAGTAAGTTACGAACAATTCGGTAACGCCTTAGAAGAATTAAATACTGGTAGTGATACACACTCACCAGGCTGGTTGATAGGTTACCACCTTAGGGCTGGTATCAACCAAGCTGCACAAGTAGCTAAATTCAATAGGATGGAGAGGGCATTCGCTATTGCTCCAACTGCTAGCTGTAGTTATAGGAGTAAGGATCTATATGGATTCACATGTACTCCTGAGATTGCACCACCTATTGCTAGAACTATTGATAGAGACTCAGGCACCTTTGGTGTCGAGAGTTATAACTATGGCGAGGTAGAAATCGCCACGGAAGTAGGCTGGGAAGCTTACAAGAAAGTAGCAGATCAAATCATGTTCATGCTACAGAACACGGGACTTCTTCACGGATACTCATTCAACTCATGGAGTGATTGCGTAACCTACAATGACGAATTTGTGGAAGAGTGGATGGCATCACCCCAAACCTCCCTTTACTATAGCCTACAAGTAATGGCTGACACTCAAGATAAGACAGATGTTATGTCTGCTCTTGCTGATGATGATCTAAACGATTACTTGGAGGATCTTTTAAACAAACCTGTTGATTGTAATTGTGGAGAATAATGAGGAAAGACCCTTATCATAAACTATTAGACCGAAAGCGGAAGTGGTCACCCGTACAAACTACTGCTGGTAAACTGAGAGAAGGAAGTGAAGAGACTATTCTTAGGGCATTGGCGGTTCGTCATATGGAATTACCTGTGGGAGACTGGATCAAGGAAGCTCTTAAACGTGAAGTACCACCGTACGCACGGGAGCTTTTGGCGTCCAATGTCGAAGACGAAGAGAACCACGACTTGGCTCTTGGTTACATCGCCAACGCTCACAATGTTGATCCAGAATCTACCGCTGAGAAAGAAGCAATTAAACTCAGAGAAGCTTGGATCGCGCATCCTGATCATACAATCCTCAAAGCATTGGTGGCCGAACGTGCAATTTTCTTCGTTCTATTACCCTTTTTTAGGTTTAATGGTGACGCTGGATTGCGAACAGTAAGTGCTGATATCTCAAGGGATGAGACTATTCACGTAGCAGCTCACTCCTTGGTATGTAGAGAGATGAGCCTAGAAGTATCACCTTCACTAGATAAACTAAGGAAGGCTACTATTAATTGGATTCTACAGCCACTAGGTATAAATACTGAAGATAGATATTTGGATAAAAAATTTTGGCTAGATTCTAGTGATCGCTTAATGTATGAAGGCAGGGCACCTGAACTTTCTGAAACTAAGAGAGGACGGATGCTAGCATTCTTTGAACATAGCAATGAAAACCTCCCACAATATGCTTGAGGCCATCTACGGTCCTCAATTTGATCAGTACCTCTTGAAAGAACTTCAGGAGGTATTCCCACCAGTGCATCCTATCCCTACAGATACAAATGCACAAATAATGTACCAAGCCGGACAACAATCAGTTGTTGAATGGATTACTAAAAGATTGGAGGATGAAAAATGAGTTGGATGGCAGGCACTGGACCTATCAGAGATGTAGGAGCATACGGTATCTCTAAAGGTCTAGGTGTAGATTGGAATAAAAACATCAAAGCAGTTAAAGGTATTGAAACCAATCAATTCTGGGGTGCTATGGAGAATCCATTATATGAAGTAGCTGCTGAAGCTATGGGTTATAATTGGGAGGAGTTTAAAGCTGGTGCTATCGACAGACTAGGCAGTGAAAAGAATGGTGATTTAAAAGTAAGAGCTGTTGTTTCTGAAGGAGTTTCTAGCAAAAGAGTACGAGCTGGTAGGAATAGATGGAAAAATGTTGACAGTAAAGCTCCTGTGTATGAGACTATGACAGTAAAGCAGGCTGAGAAAAGAGGACTGAACTGGGATAACTTAGGCACAGCCCGTTGGCGTAATCCTGATGGAGAGATAGTATTCGGTGATGAGCCTTGGAAAAAAGAAGAGAAGACAGGTGGTGCTCATGATATGTTAGCAATGATGCGAGGAAAGGATAAAGACCCTAGTGAAGGATGGACTAAATTACATGACTGGGGTATAGCAGATGAAGGTTTAACCGCAGAGATGGATGGTATTAGAGGTTATCTAACTGAGATTACTAGTATAAATAATCACATACCTAAACTAATTAGAGAAGGCCCGCAAGGTAAACACTATGGTATATCTGGTGACATCTGGTCACACTATGGTTTAGATAAAGAGTTTGAAGCTCCTAAAGAACTATCTTGGAATTCGTATAAACCTAACCTAGCACAAGCAAAGCCATCTGGAGCAACTTATAATACACCCGAAGGTTACGAACAAATCAACTTACATGGAGAAAATTAATGGCAGGTGTTTCAGGATTTAATTTAGATTACTATCTACAATCAGCGAAAGAAAAAGGGTTTAATGTAGGACAGGATTTCTCAACCTGGGCTAATACAAACAAAGGTAATATGGATTGGCGAGCTTATGTAAGGGATTCCAGCAATACGGATCTGCAACAACACTGGCAAGCTGTTGAACAACCTGCTGGCGTAAGCAGACTAGAGTATGGTCAACGACATTGGGATACGTCTGGAAAGAATGAGAATCGCTGGGCTACGATTTCAGGGCCGCAAGGTAATTCTCTCAGGATGGCTTTCAACAACGGTGTCCCTGATACATCTCAGCACTCTGGGAACCCTGCTTGGTTAAACTATGCTCAAATGCATTATCTCACGAAAGGACAAGGTGCCGGAGCACATCCTAGTGAAAGTTCATTCTTCAGCTCACCAGAGCAGACTGCTTTAAGAGATCAGAAAGCCCGTGAAGAACAGATGGCATTTGAACGAGAACTGGAGAATCAAAGGCAAGCTGCTGCTGCTGAAGCCAATAGGGTTGCACAAGCTGCAGCTGCTCAAAGATCAAGAACTGGTGGCAGCAGTCCAGTAGGTACAGGAGGTAACGCTGATTTCAGAGGATCCCGACTTTCAATTACAAAACCAGGAGGAAAGAGGGGAACTTCAAAATTTGGCAGAGGTCCATCACTACAGTATAATCCACAGATGGCTATAGCAGGTAGTCAGGCTGGGGCTTCTTTACAGAAAAAACAATTAAATGTATAAAACTAACAACGGTAATGCAAAGAAAAGATATGATGTACTATCAGGTAAAAGGTCTCAGTATTTAAACGTAGCGGAACAGTCATCAAAACTGACGCTACCTTATCTCATTAATCAAGATGATTCAGCTACAGGTCCGAGGAACTTAATCACACCTTGGCAATCAGTTGGAGCTAAAGCTGTGGTGACTTTAAGTGCTAAGTTAATGCTTAGCCTTCTACCTCCACAGACTAGTTTCTTTAAACTGCAAGTAGATGAATCTAAACTAGGAGACTTCCCTGCTGAAGTTAAATCAGATTTAGACTTAGCATTCGCTAAGGTAGAACGTACTATCTTAGAACAGATAGCAGCTTCTGATGATCGTGTTACTGTACATCAAGCTATGAAACATCTAGTTGTAGCTGGTAATGCACTCATCTTTATGGGTAAGGATGGTTTAAAACTATACCCACTTAATAGATATGTCATTGAAAGAGATGGTAATGGTAATGTAATTGAGATTGTTACTAAAGAAATTATTAACAAAAAAATTATTGAAGAATTAGTACCTGATCTAAATAAAGATGAGATCACTGGATACAATGAGGATGAAGGTAACAAAGACTGTGAAGTCTATACACATGTCACAATAAAAAGTAATAGAGTGTACTGGCATCAGGAAGTATATGGTAAGGTAATTCCTAAGTCAATTAGTAAGGCTCCATTAAATACAACACCTTGGTTACCACTGAGATTCAATACAGTTGACGGAGAGGACTATGGAAGAGGCCGTGTTGAAGAGTTCTTAGGAGACCTTAAATCCCTAGAGGCACTAAGTCAAGCACTGGTAGAAGGGTCAGCAGCAGCCGCTAAGGTGGTGTTTACTGTCAGCCCTAGTTCCAGTACTAAACCACAGACACTAGCTAAGGCTGGTAATGGTGCTATTGTACAGGGAAGACCTGATGATATTGGTGTCATTCAAGTAGGTAAGACTGCTGACTTCGCTACTGCAGCTAACATTATGATGCAGCTAGAGAAGAGACTAAGTGAAGCATTCCTCATTCTTAATGTAAGACAATCTGAGCGTACAACTGCCGAAGAGGTGCGTATGACTCAGATGGAATTGGAACAGCAACTTGGCGGGCTATTCAGCCTACTAACTGTTGAGTTCCTAGTACCTTATCTTGATCGTAAACTCTCTGTAATGCAGAAGACAAAAGCTATACCTGCAATACCTAAAGAGATCGTTAAACCTACCATCGTAGCAGGTATTAATGCTTTAGGACGTGGGCAAGATAGAGAAAGCTTGGCTCAATTCTTACAACTAATTGCTCAAACATTAGGACCAGAATCTATTCAACAATTCATCAACCCAGATGAACTCATTAAACGTCTAGCTACATCTTCAGGAATTGATGTACTCAACCTAGTGAAGAGTATGCAAGAGATCCAAGGTGAGCAGCAACAGCAACAGCAGCAACAGATGGCTATGCAAGAGCAGCAGAATGCTCCGGCTATGGCTGCAGTTCAACAGAAGCAGCAGCAGGCTGAGATGCAAATGGCTATGCAACAACAGCAACAGCAACAACAACGATAACCACCACAATAAATTATGGCAGAAACACTAACAGTAAATACTGAGCCTAATACAGAAGTACTGAATTCAGATGAACAGGAATCACTAGAAATTGGTGAGAATCTGGAAGCTGAACAGGAAGGACTACTAGCTGGTAAGTATCAAAATGCACAAGAATTAGAGAAAGCTTATGAAGAACTTCAAAAGAAATTAGGTAGTGAAGGAGATGAGCAAACTACAGGAGCTGAAGCAGAAACTGAAGAGTCAGAACCGGAAGAGGAGGTTGCAACTGACTTCCTTGACCGGCTATGGAATGAAGCTACGGGTGATTCCGTATCAGAAGATACTCTTCAGGAGCTAAGTAAATTAGATCCTCAAGATATAGCTAAGATGCATCTTGATTACAGACAGAAAAATCAAAGCCAAACTATCTCAGATGACCAAGTAAGTATGCTTAAAGACATCGCTGGAGGCGATGAAGGCTACCAGTCTATGATGCAGTGGGCGGCTGATTCTATGGATACTAAAGAGATTGAGATGTATGATACTGTTATGGATAAAGGGGATCCACTTGCTTGCTTCTTTGCAGTACAAACTTTGAAGTACAGGATGGCTGATGAACAAGGATCGGAAGGAGAAATGCTAACAGGTAAAGCAGCGAGCAATAGAGGCGATAAGTTTGAAAGTCAAGCTCAGGTAATTGAAGCTATGAATGATTCAAAGTATGAGAATGACTCAGCTTATCGCCGTAAGGTAATGGAAAAACTTGAAAGATCTGACGTACAATTCTAATGACA